TGGTACTTTCATAGTTAATTTTTTTACGAAGTTTTTTTAAGAATAATTGAATATCTCTTTTGTTTAATGTACCGTTCTCATCCGATGAATAATTCATTTTTTCATCTGAATAAGTCATAGTAAGGAAGAAGGCAGTAGTAGACACCTTTAATTCCTGTTGAATTCTGAATGACCACATCTGCCTTTTATTAGATAAACATGCAGCACATTTATTGCATGGTACTGCTATTCTTGTACACGATATAACATCCCCCGTTTTTCGGGGGATGTATACAGGTGATATACATTGCATGGCTATAACCTTATACCGCCACGACTTACACGATAAGACTTTAACCTTTTACCGGAATGTCTCCGGAACGACCCAGAACGACGGGCGTAGCCTTTTGACTTGAAAGATCTTTTTTTGTAATACATTTTTTTAGTTTTTTAGTTTAGAAACTAAGTAAATTTAAGTCTATTTATCTATATAGACATTTTTATTGAAATTTTTTGTTATGTCAGGTACTTTTTTGAACGCCTGACTAACAGCACCAAGACCAGCTAACTTGAATACCTTATCACTTACTTGATTGAAGATAAACCAGTTAATTTTTTTCTGCTGTAATTCGTTTTGTAACTCTATATTATCAATTTGAGCTTGAGTTTTATTTAACTCTTTTTCCTGGCCTTGCACTTTGAGCGGACCGCTTGCCCATTTAGAAGCTAGATTTGTTATGAATACATCCTCCATTTCAGGACGTACATGTACAAGATTGTTTGCATCTGGTTCTGTAAATACACGATAGAACTCTTGTTCACCCAGGACACGTTTATATTGAACCAGTTTTTGATTATCAGAAGCAAGACCAGCTTTAGCATCTTCAAGTTCATTAGCATACTGAGCTTTTGACTGCATAATAATTGCATTTGCTTTTATAACCTTATTCTGTTCCTGAAGATTATCAGCCTGAGCTTTTTTAATAGTGAAATCCTGGTAATCGGATATTGCACTTGATACATTTAAGCCAGGCTTATAGTCATAAGACAGTTGTGGAGCATGATATTGAGGTAAGACATTAGGACTATTTCCGTTAGACCCTTGACCATAGATCAAGTTAGGATTTAGACCAGCATCCTTATACCTTTGCATCTGAGCAGCTGGAGTATTGTATTCATTAGCTTTGTTCCACATATCAGTCTGTGTACTATATTGATATTTTGCAAGATTCATATTAGCCTGATTTTGGAGGTCAATATTTTTCCTTTGCCGATTACCTTCAATTGCTGAATTAATCATACCTAATCCAGCATTTACAACACCGCCTACAACACCGCCAATTATTCCCATTTTTATTTTTTATTTACACATTAATACTACGAATTTAATGGTGTCAATTAGCACATATATATGAACTATACAATATGTGCCTTTAAGAATTGCGAGCGGGGACAAGCATGCACCGCCCTAATTCATACTCACACGTCATCCGCTTCGCTCCTTCCTGGTTCGTTATTTATATCGGGCGTTTTTGTTGTCCCCGCCCGCTTTTTTTCATGCCGCTCGATTATAGCAGCTTCATTAGCTTCCAGGTCTAACTTATCCTGGACAGCTTTTTTTTCTTCAAAATGTTTTTTGAATTTTTTACCTGTTTCCTGGTTTATTTCATGTAGCTCTGAAATATCAACACCAGGTACATACATTGGATCAACTTCATCATCTATATCAATTCCATCCTCGTATTCAGGTTCGCCCATTATGTTAGGAGCGATACCATGAGAGAAACGATCTAGTATTTCAGATATACTAAGAGCATCATCCGGAACAGTCATAGACACTCCGGTAGGAGACCATAGATTTTCATATAATTCATGGTCATAACTATTTTGATCGTTGAAAATCATAACCTTTGATTTTTTCATGTTTTTAATTAATAATATTTAACTACAAATATAGTCTAGAGCATAGGAGTTCCCCACATAGGTAATGGACGTAGAGCTTTTACACGACAATATAACTGTATCCATAAATGATCTGAACCATCATTAACAGCAAATGTTCTATAACATCCTTGACCTTGCACATCAGCAGTAACAAAAGCAGCATTTAAAGCTGGTAAGCTTGAGAATATACGACCCATATGCCAGAAGTTAAGAGTAGTTTTGAAATCTCCGTGTACAGTTGAGTTATTGAATTTATATTCAGAGTAACGAGGCATATAACCAAATGTTTCAACGTTATGATCTGTAGTTATCCATTCAGTATATAACTCCTGGTTAAGTACAGCCTGTTCACCAATGTGAGCAAGTTCTGGCCAGGCATAATCAAATTTATCACCCTTAATGAATTGTTTTGGCAATCCCTGCTGATAAGCAGTACGAGGCATAACGGACATTATTCCTATAACCCAACCATGTTCCTCGAAATACCTGGAGAATCCAGCTCCAGCTCCAGCAGATATACCGTGACCTGCCAAAGTTCCCTGTGGATTTGTAGCCTCTTTTACCATTGAGACGACTTCAGATATAACAACAGGCTGTTTTCCACCTCCTAAATATTCCGGTCTCTGTAGCCTGGCATCTGATGATTTAACTCCCCAATGCACAAGTAGCTGCTCAATATATCTTGAACCAGCAACAGCATTTTTTTCAAGCCAGGTCTGTAACCTGGTAGCACGTCTTAAGTTTATTATTGAAATATCAATACCAGTAATGTTATCAATTTTAGTAACCTGACCTCCACCAGCTGGTTTAATACCCCAAGGATTTCCTGCTATAGTTTGAATTGCAATTCCGGTGCCAGGGTCGGCTCCAGAAGTAAATACAGGGGGATTCCTAAATAGTGGCGTGTTTGGTAATGATACGGCAGCTCCTCTTTGAGTCCATGGAAGAGATGAAGTAAAATAGTCCTTTTCCCAGCAACGTTTTCTAAGTACCCAGGCATCAGTTAATCCTGCTCCTGTTTCCATTCCATCAGTATGATTTACAGTTGCAGCAGTTTGAAGAGTTTGATCACGATAATACTCATTCCATATAGTCTGGTATGCACGAAACGGCAGAGCATTTACATTAACAGTATTTGCAAGTGTTCCGGTTTGAGGTACAGGAATACCTAAGAAGTCAGCAAGTGAACCAACTCCCCAGTTAGCTTTTGTAGCTTCAGTAAGAGGCATAAGAGGATGATTATAAGCAAGTGTTCCATCAGGTCCACCAGTTATAAAGTTTTGCCAGTTATCCCAGGTTAACCTATTTGGTACAAAGAAGTAGTGTTTGTAAATATTTACTCTATGCATCATAGGGGCGATCATAGGGGCAAGACGTACAAGCATTTCATCAGAGACATTAAATTTATCTCCAGGTAGAATTTCCTGACACATAAAAGGGACAAGTTCGCCCATATTACACGACAGTTTTTTTTCATAAGACATATCAAATAGATTGCGTTTTGGCGCTTCCACTTTAACAGCATTAAATAACGGTTTCATAATTTCGATTTTTTAACAGATTTATTAACACGATTAATAATTGTTTGTTTTGTATCTAGCTCGACTTGCCCAGGATTATATCCCTGCTCTATCTGCTGAGACCTTAATTTGTCTTTTGCTTCCTCTAACTCCTTTTTTACTTTAATGTTATTTGCGTATATCCGCTTTTTATCAAATATCTTTTCTCGATAATACCGATTTAAAGCTACTTTTTTTCCTCCGTCTGCATGGGCATAGAAGACGTTGTTTCTGTTGTGCCAGTCTTTAAGTCTTCCAACATAGGAGATACCCATTCCTTTAGAAACCATAGCGAAGGTTTTTTCCCTTTCATTAAAGTTAGATATTTCATTAATACAATATTTTGCCGAATAACTAATACTTTGTGGAGTAACCGTGCCGAGCATGATAAATCCGTTATCCCAGCATTGTAATAACGTTTTTTGCCCATCCATATACGCAGGAATATTAAAAATAATCCCGTGATAGTGAGGCCGATTTGTGTGTTCACCATATTCACCACAGATGAAATACTTAATGGTTTTTGGTACTTTCCCAATTTTGGTACTTTCATAGTTAATTTTTTTACGAAGTTTTTTTAAGAATAATTGAATATCTCTTTTGTTTAATGTACCGTTCTCATCCGATGAATAATTCATTTTTTCATCTGAATAAGTCATAGTAAGGAA